TGCGATTAGCATGCTAAAAAAATGGTCCATTCCCAAAGTATCATGGAAAGTTTCTGCTGCTGATTTAATTAAATTGACAGATACACCTTTAGAAATCGATAAATTACGACAAGGCACAGTCGTAATGATCAATACAAATGAATATGGATCATTTAATTTGAGAATAAAAAAAGAAAGTAAATCGGATGTTTTTGGTGCTCCCCAATCTATTCAATTGGAACTAGGAAATTTGAAAGATGATATCAACACCACCATGTCCGATCTTAGTCGTAGGCAGCAAATAAATGAAACCTACAGTCAAGGAGCAACGAATATTTTGAACTATTCATATCAGGACAATTGCGAATCTTCTTATCCTGCAGAGATTGAGTTCTATCTAGATGATGATGTTTTTCATGTGAATACTGTCGAATTAACTTTCAAAACAAAACGTTACCGAGGTTATACAAAAGCAGTAAAAGGCGGCGGCGCTAAAACGATAACTAGCGAAGCGGGTGGACAATCGACACAAACAAGTTCGGCAGGTGGTGGCAGTCGCCAAACAAGTAGTTCAGGTGGAGGTTCAGTTCAATCTACTACAGCAGGTGGTGGCGGAGTAACTACTTCTGGTTCAGGTGGTGGTTCTTATCAAGGTTCTTCAACAAGTGTAGGTGGCGGGTCGACTCAAACATCTAGTGCTAATGGTACACACAGGCACATGATGTTTGAATCTGTAAATGGCTCGGGACCTATTCAAACGACAAGATATAAAGCTTATGGTAGTAGCCTTTTACAAATGGAAGGATCAGCAGGAAAAATATATACAGCAGAAGCTTCTACCAACCATACTCATACTGTAAGTATTCCAAATCATTCGCATAATTTTACAATCAATGTACCGGCACACACGCATAATGTTTCTATACCAAGTCATGCTCATAACGTTAATATCCCCAATCACACACATAGTGTTAATATTCCAAATCATACACATACAGTAAAAATTCCATCGCATAAACACAATGTGGTGCTTCCAGAGCATACTCATCCGCTTGAATGGGGGATTTTCCAAGCAAATGACTCGGCATCAAGTGTAGATATCATTGTGGACGGTAAGACGATTCCGCACCATGAAACAAGTCAGAATAGACTTAACTTAGTCGATTATTTGAAAAAAACAAGTAGTGGAAAAATTCAACGAGGAAGTCACAAGATACAAATTAAACCTAATAAATTAGCACGTATTGAAGCACAAGTTACATGTCGTGTCTTTATTCAATCACAATTAGGAGGTCAATTTTAATGGTAATTAAAGTAAAGAAAATTAACGGTGAAGAATTTACCGCAGAAGTGAATCAAAATATTTCTGATATTTATAAAGAACTAACTAATAATCTAGATAGTTCTTTTATTCTATTAGGTGAAAGAATTGAACAAAAGGTGGCAATTGAATCAATTTTCGAAGAAGCAGGTGATTAAAATGGCTGTTGAACATATCCAAGAAACAGATACCCTTAATAAAGGTCGTATTAAGATTAACGAAGCCATTGATTTAGCAAATAACTCATCCTCCAAAGTAGATCAATTTGAAATTGATCTAACGCAAGGAATTAAAGATGCTAAAAAAATAGCAACAGATGCTGGTAATGAAGCAAAATCAATTGCGGGGACAGCTGGAGCAGAAGCTAAGCAAACTGCTTCTACGGCTGCAAATGATGCTAAGAAAATAGCGACAGATGCTGGTAATGAAGCAAAATCAATTGCTGAAGCGGCAGGAACAGAAGCAAATAAAAAAGCAGATCAAGCGATTGCTGACTCAAAAACAGCAGTAGAAAATTCTAATCAAGCAATTGGGAGAGCAAACCAAAATAAACAAGAATTTGATTCTCTCAGAAATGAGTTTGATGATTTAGTTGCACAAGCTGGAGATAGTAATCCGGAAATTGTTCAAGCACGTACTGATACGCAAGGCATTAGACAAAGTACTTTACAAAATCGTTTGACCGCAGATTTTAATACACGGTTAACAAATGCAGATGCAATTCAATTATTTAGCGGACCAGTAAATGTCCCAAAAATGATGGATTTAGCTGGAAAAGTAGCAGGTAATATTGAAGTAAATCCACATTCTGTTTATACGGATTATACAGCTACAAGTTTAAAAAAACCGACTGCAAATTGGGCTGAAATCACTCAAGAAAACTATAACAAATTAGTAGGACGTGATGACCAAGGTGTGTCAGTCGGTTCGAGCCAAGGGAGTGTAATTCCTCAACAATTGAGTAAGTTCGATACGGTAAAAGCTATTGAACAACTAGCTCCTCGGATTTTTGAAGGGATGAGCGTCTCTGAAAAAGTAAAATTTATTAAAGATAATTTTATTTCTTTTTCAGTTACGACACGAGCAAAAGCTAGTTCCCCAAATAATAAAAATTTGAAAGTTGGGGTATTTATTGAATCAACTGACTCATACACTACAAAAATTCAAGGGGATGCTGCAAATTTTACAGACTTTACTACTGAGGTCAATGATAGTAATTTTATTGATTCTAATGGTTTTATTCATGTACTTTCTTACTCAGATAGTTCGAATGGAGTGACCGCCTCTAATATCAATACAGATTATATTGGAGTGCAGTTAATGGTATCATTGAATCCATTAACTGTTTTAAACAAATCAGGGTTTGCTAATGAGGATGATTTAGCATTGAAAGCTAATGAGACTGATTTAGCAGCTCATACGAATAATAAAGCGAATCCTCATAATGTCACTGCTGAACAAGTTGGTGCATACTCTGTTGAAGTAGCAGACGGAACTTTTGTAAATAAAACAACTGCAGAAGAAACTTATGCTAAAAAAACAGAACTGACCAAAGAAATAATAGGTCTTGGAAATGTTGATAATTTTAGCACTGCGACTCAAACAGAAGCAGAAACGGGTGAAGTATCAAATAAATTTATGACGCCGCAAAGAACATCTCAAATGATTACAAAACGGATTGCTAAAGATGCAGAAGTAATAGCTGGAACAGATTTAAACAAGTTAGTTACACCAAAATCATTGGATGTTTATTACCAAGACAGAACGAAAGTTGCGGTGGCTAGCTATGGTACTGAAGACGTTACTTTGACAGCCAAAGAGGAGCTTAGTGAAGCAAGTTGGAGATATAGGCGCATCGGAGATATCGTAGAATTTTATGGTAGATTTAAATTAAAAAGAGCTACAGACATTGTTAATGTTCACGAACTTCCTATAGGATTTAGATTAAGTACTGATTTTGATGATACTTCTTGGAATGTACCTTTAAGTATACAAAAAGCAGCTAATCCAACATCGTATGTAGCTGGTGCGTTTGTTGAACGGCAAGGAACAAATTTACTAAGAGTGGGTGGAAATTCATCGGGGAACCATTATGTGTCGGGGCGGTGGTATACTGATGACCCTTTCCCGACTGGCTGATGGTTGAAAATTTACGACTGTCAGCCCATAGAGGTGCACATAATTTTGCTCCTGAAAATACTATAGAGGCATATAAAATAGCAATTGATTTAAAATATGGAGCAATTGAGTTAGATCCACGAGCGAGTTCTGACGGCGAATTATTTATTATGCATGATGATACTGTCGATAGAACGACAAATGGAAATGGATATATTGCTAATATGAATTCGGAACAAATTCGTCAATTGGAAATTGACACTTCAAATTATCCAGAATATAAAAACAAGATATTAAGGGTGCCTACATTTGAAGAGTCTGTAAAAATAATTTCCACAGGAAATGTAATACTGAACGTGGATGGATCAAAGATAGACTTTTCAAATACAGTAATTACTAAGAAAATGATTAATATTCTAAAAAAATATGAAATGTATCAAAATACATTTTTTGTTATTTCGAATACATCCCAAAGATATGCATTTAATCAGAGTTATCCAGACGCTGTTTTATCTTGGTTATTAACGGATTCTAGCAGAATTGATAATGCTATAACAGAAGTAAAAAGTTACCATAAAGCACTGCTCTCTATTCCTTTAAATATAGTTACAGATGATATTTTAGAAAAACTGAGAAATACAAATATTTATTATCAAATATACAATGTGAACACTAAAACAGATTTAGATCACCTTCTTATAAAGAAAACACCTATGATAGAAACCGATATATTATTACCCTAGTCTTTTTTGTGTCTTTTTAATTTGATATACTTATTTTTGAGGTGATTCCGAAAGTGAGAAAAATATCAAAGATATTAATTATGTTTTCCATTGTTTTAACTGGATGTGTTTACTCATCCAGTAGCTTATTGAACCATAAAGAAACTTACCTAGTAGCCCATAGAGGTGCACATATAGTTGCTCCTGAGAATACAGTTGAAGCTATGAGAGAAGCAAAGTCACTTGGCTATAATGCAGTAGAAGTTGATGTAAGAACTAGTAAAGATGGAGTGAATTTCTTGATGCACGATGACACTCTTGATAGGACAACAAACGGAGAAGGACAACCAGAAAGGTTTACAATCAAACAGCTTAAAGAATTGTCGATAGATACTTCAAATTATCCAAAATATAAAGATAAAAAAGTTAATATACCAACTTTTGACGAAGCAATTAAAGAAATAAGTAAAGACAAATTAATTGTTAATGTGGATGGATCAAAGGGAGATTGGAATGACGATAAATTTGTTGGATCAATTGTAAATACATTAAAAAAATACAATGTATATGATCGTTCTTTTTTTGTCCTTACAAATAAAAAAATTAGAGATAAGGTAGTAAAGAATCATCCTGATTGTACGGTTTCATGGTTATATGATTCAAAAAATAACATTGATGATGATATACAACAAGTTAAGCAATACAATAAAGCTTTGCTATCAGTATCAAATAACTTAGCAACAAACCAAGTAATTGAAAAATTAAATAAATCTGGAATTATGTACCAGATTTATGGTGTTAATGATGCTGAAAGGCTTAAAAAGTTAAAATCATTAGAGGTACCTATAGTAGAGACAGATACAATCAATCCGAATAAAATACAGAATAATTAGTATAGAAGTGCACTCCAAAGAGTGCGCTTTTTTTGTTGGAAAGTTGGTGAACTATGAGTATTGATGCGATTATTTCTGCTTTAAGTATTGCAGGAACGTTAGTTGGTACGTTTGCAGGCATTGTTTTTTCAAATAAACTGACCATTTATCGAATTGAGCAATTGGAGAAAAAAGTTGAGAAGCATAACCATATTGTTGAACGTACTTTTCTATTAGAAGGACGGATGAATGAAGCAGAACACGATATTCAGGAAATGAAAGGAGGCGAAAAGTAATGATTTTACCCGATAAATATTATCAAATTATTAAATGGACAGTACTTACGGTATTGCCTGCTTTATCTGTATTAGTAGCCACATTAGGCAAAGCATATGGATGGAATGAAACTGATATGACAGTATTAACTATCAATGCTATAGCAACATTTTTAGGAGTAATTACAGGGGTATCAGCTTACAACTTAAAAGATAAGGAGTAAACGAATGAAAAAGAAAATTTTAGTAGGAGCTCTCGTAGCTCTTTTTTTGTTTCCTATAAATGTTTTTGCCGCCAAAGGCGATCAGGGTGTGGATTGGGCGATCTACCAAGGCGAAACAGGACGTTTTGGTTACGATAGCGACAAAGTTGTCATTGCTCAAATCGGTGGGTAGAATGCTAGTGGTTTATATACTCAATGGCCATATCCTACTCAAGTAGCTTCAGCGATTGCACAAGGAAAAAGGGCACATACTTACATTTGGTATGATACATTTGGAAACATGGACATCGCAAAAACTACAATGGATTATTTCTTGCCTAAGATTCAAACGCCTAAAAATTCCATCGTTGCATTGGATTTTGAACATGGCGCAAGCTCGAATAAACAAGCAAATACTGACACGATTCTGTACGGCATGCGGCGAATCAAAGAAGCTGGGTATACACCAATGTACTATTCTTATAAGCCTTTCACGCTTCAATATGTCGATTATCAACGGATTCTAAAAGAATTTCCTAACTCTTTATGGATTGCCGGGTATCCTAGCTACAATGTAACTCCAAAACCGTTGTATAACTATTTTCCAAGTATGGACGGGGTTGCTATTTGGCAGTTTACATCTACTTATATTGCAGGTGGTTTAGATGGAAATGTCGATTTAACAGGTATCACTGATAATGGTTATACTAACTCAGATAAACCACAAACAGATACTCCAGCAATCAATGCAGGAGAAGAAACAAGCGAAATACCAAAATCACAGATCAAAGTTGGTGATACGGTTAAGGTGAATTTCTCAGCTAATCAATGGGCGACTGGTGAGGCTATTCCACAATGGGTGAAAGGTGAAAGCTACAAGGTTCAACAAATTGATGGCAATAAAATTTTACTTGCGAATATTTTATCTTGGATCGACAAATCTAATGTAGAACTTTTACCAGATTCTACGACAGTTGTAGAACAACCATCAGTTGTTCAAACTCATGTCGTTCAATATGGCGAAAATTTATCTTCAATCGCTACAAAATATAGAACCACATATCAAGCTTTAGCATCACTAAATGGATTGAGCAATCCTAACATGATTTATGCTGGACAAGTTCTAAAAGTAAACGAAAAAGTAAGTACTACTAGAACATACACTGTTCGATCAGGCGATAATTTATCATCAATCGCATCTAGGTTAGGTACAACACATCAAACACTGGCACAGTGCAATGGATTATCCAATCCTAATTTGATTTATCCGGGTCAGACACTTTCATATTAAAAAAAGCTCCTCGTTGAGGAGCAGTACATAACCGTATTGACAACTATAAAAATTATTCGATAAAATAGTGATGTTATCGCATATCTTCATTTTCACCCATAGCTAGTCACACTCCAAGCTATGCGGTAACAGATTTGTTGCCACATAAAACTGATGTTATCTCTTGTTATTGTCCATGTTGGCAACAATCTGTACCTTTAGCTCAGTTGGTCAGAGCAGACGGCTCATAACCGTCCGGTCGTAGGTTCGAGTCCTACAGGGTACATATTCTTAGTGATTTAAGTTGCGAATAAAATATAAAAAAAGGTACCCCTTTTGGTACCCCCAATAAAGAAATATATGTAATTAAAAGATGTATTTCAATTATTTAAAAAGCTGATAATAAGCGAAAAATACTTAAAATCAGCTTTAAACCCTATTCTCGAAATCCGGCGAGCCGCAGAAATGTGGTGCACGGGTTCAAGTCCCGTACCTTCCTTTATACCAACAGTTAGACACGATTTAGGTCGTGTCTTTTTTGTTGTGTTTTTTAATCTGAATTATTTTTCGATTCCCCCGAAAGACTATTCTGATGGTGCGACATTAAACCCACACTTTACTCAAAAAATAAATCAATAGTGTTTAAGTAGCAGCTTCTTGGAATAAGCTTGAATTTTTCAAACATGGAAAGATGTTTAAAAAATTCTTTCTTGTTGTCATTGGAGCTACCCGAAGTTTTCATAACCTCTTTTTGTATTCCGAATTTCCGTCAGATGCCTATCGATAGTTATTGTAACTTTTGTCTCTTCATGAACGATATCATTTAGAATGGAGAATTTATGAATGTTTCAAAAATTATGCGGTGTTATTTGTTTGGAGTACTTATTTTTCTTGTAAAGTTTTATTAACAAGTAATGAATACTTTTTTAGCCGAATATGGTTGATCAAACGCTTTGGAAAACCAATGAATGAAACCTGTTAATCGTTATGTTTATTTTTGATAAAGTGACCAGTTTGTTCATTATTTAAAAATAAAAGGATGAAAAAAATATAGGAAACAGATGCCTCTGTGTTATAATTGCTGGGATAAATTATAAAAAGGAGTTTAATAATGTACTGGAATAAAAAAAGAATTAATAAAGAATTATTTTTTTTGCTTTTAGTTATTTGGCTTGGTTTTTTATTTTTCAATCTATATATGCCATCATTTAGAGCAGACGATTAGACCAACTAGGGTATTTAGGAGCTTCGATCGAACATTATAAAACTTGGAGTTCGAGAATTATCATAGAGCTGTTTATGATGTTTTTTTCTAAACATTTTCTGCTGTGGAAATTTGTCAATTCAATCATCATGTTGGGCACGGTTCTGATGATTTGTAAGTATGTTTTTGAAAAATTGGATGGTAAGAACGTGTTGCTAGTTACATCTGTCTACTGCTTAGTCCCACTTACCGTGATGGGGGAAACAGGCTGGGAGTCGACAACTTTGAATTATCAATGGTCCGTTTCATTTTGCTTATTCGCTTTTTTCCCATTCTTCCAACGCTTAAAAGGAAGAGCTATCACTCCTAGTATTTATTGGTTTAGTTTGCCTTTCCTGATATTTGCTGCTAACCAAGAACAAGTGAATGCGTGCTTTTTTACTTTAACGGCCATTATAACTGGCTATTTATTATATAAAAGAGCATATCATCGCTTATTGATTCTCCCATTGCTCATAAGTTTTATTGAGTTACTATTTTCGTTGACAACACCGGGGAATGCCATCAGGACATCTCAAGAAATTAGTAAGTGGTTTCCTCAATATGATCAATTTGGCTTTATCACTAAATTAGATTTGGGTATTTCTTCTTTTGGAAAGCCTTTTTTTCTAGATACAAATGTATTGTTCTTAATTTTGTTCTTATTTGTTTTTTTACTTTCT